GCTCGGCAACTTCGACAGTGCCGCGATGATATTGGGCGTAGCAACGGACCGCGTCTTCGCTCCAGTCGATCATGTGGCGCAGATGCGCGTCAGCCATCGTCACCCGCTCCCCGACGAGAAGCGCGGAGCCGGAAAAAAGCGGCGTTGTGACCATCAGTAGTTTCGTATCGGCTCGCATTGCGCTCTGCCATTTGCACGATCTGCAAATATAAGCCTCTTTCCACGAAAGGCAAATCGCGCAATAAATCCGCGCGTGAAAGGCTGGGACCCCAGAAAGGTCCCCGCCATGGGCGCGAACTCAAACAAAGCCTTCACAGCCAGCAAGCTAGAAAAGTTTGGGCTGTCAGGCGCGAATGGCAGTAGCAGCAGCGACAAGGCCGCAGCTGCGGACGATTACGGGCGCAAGGCCGCCCATTCGAGCGATGCGCCCATGGCCTTCGCTGCGGGTGGAGGTGCGAAGGCGCCGTCGTTGGGTCGCGCCGGTCGCGCTAAGGGCGGCCGAATCAATCGCCCAGCCGTGGCCTCGGCAGAGTTGAGGGCGGCGAACGAAGGCGGCAACGTCAGTAATAAAATCCCCGACAATGAAGGCGGCAAGGCCCGCAACCTCTCGATGCTCACTGACGGCGGCCCTCGGTCATACGGAGACCGGCCGCTGATCGTTGGGAAGGGCGACCAAAACGCTCTGCGCGCCAAGGGCGGCCGGGTCGGCCGCTCGTACGGGGGCTCGGCGACCGCCAAAGACGAGTACACTCAAGCCGGGAGGACGATGGCCAACGAGGACGCCTCCGGGAAAGATCAATTTACCGGGGGAAATTATCCTCCCAGCCGCGCCAAGGGCGGCCGGGTGGGCCGCGCGCGCGGCGGGCGCACCAAGGGCAAGGGCAAGACGGTCGTCAACGTGATCGTGGGCGGCCATGGCCAGGGCCAGCAACCCCCTCCGCCCCCAATGGCGGCTGCGGGGCCAGTGCCCCCGCCGATGCCGCCGCCGCGTCCGCCTATGCCCCCTGCAGGCGGGCCGCCGATGCCCCCAGGCGGGATGCCTGGAGCGCCGGGGGCAGCTGGACCGCCAGGAGCTGCTGGGCCTCCAGGCATGCCGCCAGGGATGCCACCCCACCCAGGGATGCCGCCAGGGATGCCACCTCCCGGCATGATCCCGGGCCGCGCGACCGGCGGCCGAATCAGCGAGCGCTTCGGCTCGGGCTCCGGCCAGGGCCGCATGGCGAACGCCAAACGCGAGAACAGAGGAAAGGTGAAGCTAGCGGAATGACAGCTCTGGGCGATCGGCTGCGTCAAGCTGCAGAAGAGGCCGACTCCAACGAGTCGTTCGTCGCGTTCGCGGTGATTGTTACCGAAAACTCGACGTTTCGCGCCTTCACCGACAAGCCGGAGGACGAGGATGAGGCGCGCGCTCTGGTCGCGCGCGCCGTCATCAACATCGTCAGCTCCGATGAGCAAACCGTCGCCGCAGCGGCATGGGGCGACACATGAAAGCGGAGCAAGGGGCCGTAGGGCGTGCGCAGAAACAATTGGCGGCTCGGCTAGTCCAAGATGTCGGCATCCACAACCCTACGGCCTCCCGTGACATGAGGGAGCGCTAGATGGACGCGACCTCAATCTTCCTCGCGCGCAAGCTCACCGAGATCATCGAGGAGAAGCAGCAGGCCATGCTGCGCCCGCTGATCGCTGGGCAGGCAACCGATTTCCCCGACTACAAGAAACGCGCCGGTTATCTCGAAGCGCTCGGTCACGTCATCGAGTGGATAGAGCAAATCAACGCTGAAGAAGACATCCAAGGACGAGGACCCAGCTTTGCCCGCGCATCATAGACTCCGAACGATCCACGTCGAAGACCCTCGCGATGTCATCTGGAACGCGATCGGCAAGGACATCGAGCTTGTCGAACCAGTGAACCAGCAAGTCTTGGTCGCGATCTACATCAGACCGGCGACGCGCACCGCGAGCGGCCTGGAGATCGCCGAGGAAGCGATCGACGAGGACCGCTACCAGGGCAAGGTTGGCATGGTCCTGAAGAAGGGGCCGCGCGCCTTCGTCGATGACGGCGGAGTCAAGTTCTATGGACAGAACGTCGAGCCCGGAGATTGGGTGGTCTACCGGGCGAGCGACGGACTCAAGGGCATGATCGGAGATCGCGAGGTCCGCTTCATCCCCGACGTCTACATCAAGGGCAAAATCAGCCACCCTGACGCGGTGTTCTAATGGCGACGCGAGTAGTTGAGGACCCAGAACAGCAGACCCATTTCGGCTCGCTTATCGACGAACCCGACGATGACATCCCGCCGGAACAGCGGTTAGAGGCCAGGACCGTCACGATCGGCGGCGAGGCGGTCCGCAAGGGCGACAAGAAGCCAACCAACGGAGGCGGCGAGGGCGGCCTTGAGTCGCCAATGCGCGCCTCTCCGGAGCCGCCGCCCGAGGACGAGGGCGTCAGCGAGCTGAAGCGCCAGCTCTCGCATCAGCAGCAGATGACGCAGCGCGCGGCCCAGGTGGCGCAGGCCGAGCATCAAGCGCGCGTCCAGGCTGAACGCGGGCTCGCGACCTCGAATGTGTCGATGGTCGACCAAGCGATCGATTCGGCGAAGCGCGATTCCGAACAAGCGCGGGCCTACTTCCAGCAAGCGCTCGATCGCGGAGACCACAAAGGGGCCTCAGAAGCCCAAATCATGATTTCGGACGCCAGGGCGAATTTGCTCCGGCTGATGGAGATGCGCGAGGGGCTGGGGACCGAGCAACCACAGCCGCGCCAGCAACCGCAGCCGCAGCCGCAGCAGCGCTACGCGCCGCCACCCGCTGACGCTGGCGCGCAGATGCAAATGAACGTGCGGAATCTCTCGACTCATCTCGACAATACAGGCTTCCCGAAGAGCGCCGCGTGGATCAGAGCCCACCCAGAAATGGTCAAAGACCGCGCGGGGATCAACAAGGTCGACGGCGCGCACGGCTATGCCGTGAACACGCTAGGCCTCATCCCCGAAACCGAAGCCTACTTCGACAAGATCGAGGAGCTGCTGAACGCCGGAGAAAGAGACATGTCGATGACGCGCCAGGGCCAGCGCCAGATGGGCCAGATGCGGAGCGTGGCCGCGCCAGTTCGCTCTGAAGCGCCAAGCCTGCGCACGGGGCAGTCTCGCGGCATGCGAGTCGCGCTCACTGCACGCCAGCGAGAGCACGCTCGCGACGTCCTCGGAATGTCCGATGAGGAATACGCCGCGGAACTCCTCGATGCGCAAGGCCGCGGCAAGATGTTGGGAGCGCGTTCATGACTGACTTTCACGACGACGCGGAGCCCTCATCGTTCATGGGGTCCGGCGGACGCCCAGGCTTCCGCGAGGGCGAAGAGGCGCGTGCAGGCTATGTCGATCACATGGAGCGGGCGCGGCAGAGAATCTCCCAGCTGCGCGCCCAGTACGGCGATCTCGACGAAGCAGACGGCGATATGTACCTCGATCGCTTCTATGCCGAAGCGCCGCCTGGGTGGACGTATGAATGGAAAACCCACACGGTGTTCAACAAACAGTTCCCGCATTACACGACTCAGTTGCTTAGAGGCGGTTGGGCGCCAGTCCCGTCGAGCCGCCATCGCGAGCTTCTCTTTCCCGAATACACTGATGAATCCATCATTATTGAAGGCCTGATGTTGATGGAGCGTCCGAGGGAGTTGACAGAACGCCGAAGATTGCGCGATCGTATCAAGGCCACCGATCAGGTGCGTAATTCGGAAGCGAAACTTGTTGAGGCGCCGCCCGGAACGGCGCCGCGCGACGCACACCGGAGAACGCAGCCTCGGGTTGGGTCCACGGTCGGCCCCATTGGCATTCCCGACTAAGACCGTAGGTGAGGGTGCGGCGCTCGTGCCCTCGCTTGAAAGCTCTCTGGTCATCGTCCGGCGCTCGGTGATGACGAACCCTAAACCCCGCATTTGCGGAAGGGATCGTCATGCCGAACCCCAATGCGCCCTTTGGCTTCGCTGACTCGCACCGGCTCGGAGCCGCCGTCAATTATCAGATGTCGAAGCGTTGGATCAGCGCTTCGAATCCCACCCCCATCTTCACCAACGACCCGATCATTCAGCTGGCGACCGGCTATATCGCCCAAGCGCCAGCGACGCCTGGGACGGTGCAGATCGGCGGCATCTTCGTCGGCTGCGAGTACATGTCGATCAGCCAGAAGAAGCGAATCGCTGTCGCTTGGTGGCCTGGGAACGACGCTGTCGTCTCCGGCACCGGGTTCGACGTCGAAGCGAAAATTATCGACGATCCCCTGACCGTCTTCAGAGTCCAAGCGAATGGCCAGCTCACCTTGGCCATGATCGGCATGAACGGCCAGTATGCGCTCGGCTCGGGGAATCAGGCGACCGGCCGCTCCGGCGCGACGCTCGACGTCGTCACCAACGCGCCTGCCGCGACGCCCACCTTCCCGTTCCGGATCGTCGACCTGATTCGCGACCCGCCAGGAGGCCCAGGGACCGACGTCACGAGCCCCTACTCCTGGGCTTACGTCACCTTCAACAATCAGGACTACAAGTCCCTGACCGGCATCTGAGAGGAGATAAAAAATGGCCGTCTCAGTCGCCCAGGCTTACGACCTTCTCTTCCCGGGCCTCCGCAAAGTCTCCGGGCAGTATAAGGATCTCGACCGGATCTATCCTAAGATCTACAAGGTCGACAAATCCTTCATGTCAGTTGAGCGCACAGCATCCATGAGGTATTTGGGGCTTGCGGCACTGAAGAATGAGGGCGGTCCCACCACGTTCGACAATCAAGCTGGCGAGCGTTACGTCTATAATCAATACCACAAGGAAATTGGACTTGGATATGCTTTCACACGAAAGATGATCGACGATAATTTATATAAAAGACAGTGGCAACCAAGTAACCTTGGACTACAGAAATCTTTCAACCAGACCAAGGAAATCTATGGAGCCTACCCATTAAACATGGCGACCGTCTATGATCCCACTATCTTGGGGGATCAGCAGCCGCTCTGTTCTTTGAACCATCCGATCGATACTGGGGTCGTCCCCAATCGATTCCCCGTCGATATGGATCTCAACGAGGCCTCGCTCCTCAACGCCCAGGCAAGCATCCGCGGGCTCTTCAGAGACAACGCCGGTCTGCGCATGCAGGCCAGGGCTCGCAAGCTGGTCGTTCCGATCGCACTTGAACCGATTGCGATTAGATTGCTCCGGACCGTGCTTAGGCCAGGAACAAACGACAACGACATTAATGCAATCCCAGAAACGTCAGGCGGTATCCCGGATGGTCATCTTGTCCATGACTATCTGACCTCGCCTACAGCTTGGTTTGTTATGACAGACCAAGAAGGACTACTGTATTTGCAGCGCGTTGCCTTCGAATTAGACATGCAGGTGGACTTCACGACGGACAATCTACTTGTGAAGGGCTACGAACGCTACAGTTTTGGGTACTTTGACTTCCGCTCTCTTTGGGGAAGCTTCCCGACCCAGTGAGGTAGGACTATGGCAGCCTCTGTCTCATCTGGGCCGCTCGTCGCTCTCGGAGGTCTAGCTGGCGCTCCGAGTGGACAGCAGCCTGCTGAATACGCGCAGCAGATCGGCCCCTCGATCTTCTACGGCGGCATCGGGATTCCGTGCGCCGCCTCCAACAAGGACAATATCAACCCTGGCGCCGTCCCGGCGATCTATATGCAGTCGCCGATTCAGACGGTGAACTCGATCCCGGTCGCGGGCGGCGCGACGGTGGCGAGCGCCGCACAAGCCGCGAGCGGCACGCCATTCACGAACACGACGACCTTCGCAGCTGGTATCGCGCCCGGGACCCCGGCAGTTGTCGGCGGCGTCACGGTGTACAGCGCCGTCGGTCTCGACATCGCGGTCGACAAGGCTGCGGTGACCACAAGCAACAACGTCATTACGCTCGCGACGCCCGCGAACATCTGGCGCTACACGAAGGGCATGTGGCTCGCGGTGGGTGGAGCTGGTCCTGCAGGCGCGACGCTGTTCGCCCAGATCTTGGCGCTCGGCACTCCGGCCAATGGCCAGATCACGCTGTCCTCCATCCCGGCGACCGCCCAGGCGGCCGGTGAGATTGGGCTCACCAATCGCTATAGCCTGTACGGCTATGGCAACCCGGGGCCGACCGGCGTCGCCGATATGGCCCCTGGCGGCATGGGCCGGTTCCTCATTCCCGAATGTGCGACCGCGCGCGGCATCGGGATCACGGGCGTCGCGGGCGGCGTGGGCGGCCCGGTCTTGGTCAGAGGTCTCG